ATGAACCAGCAGGTAGAGTTAGACCCCGATGAAGAGCAGGATCTGAAGGACCTTGCAGTCAAAGCCAAGAATGAGGCCGAGAAGAACCGAATCATTTCTGCTATAGCCGGCAACAGCCCTACCCGCGTTATTGATCGGGTGGCGTGGATTTTGAACCACTACCCGAAAGCACGTGACTCTGATATCAACTGCCAATTGCAATATTGGAAAACCTTCCAAGCCGACTTATACAGCGGTGGAAATATTTTAATAGAGAACTACCCAAAACTTGAGCGACTCCATTCAATCGCTCGCTCGCGTGCTTTTATCCAGAACACACATGGGCTGTTCATAGCATCCCCTGAGGTCCGGCGGACCAGAGGCAAACTGGAAGAAGAGGAAAAGCAAAAAATTCTAGACGCTAGACCTGCTCATCCAGTGTATTGTATTTACGCTGATGAAAGCGGAAAAACCAGCAAATACTTACTTGTTGGTAGTCTTTGGGTTCTGCGCAGTTATGACACGATGAAAATCACACGTGCCATCAATCAAAAGAAACAAGACTTAGAATTCAAAGGAGAGATGCACTTCAAGGAAATCAACAATCACAATTTAAATGATTACTTGGAGCTCCTCGGGGCAATTGTTAGAAATTCAGAAGCAGTCTCTTTTAAGGGACTGGCGGTGGAGCGCAAAGGTCTCAAGAGCGTCGATGACACCTTAGTGAAAATGTTTTATCACATGACCATTCAAGGTATTAAGGATGAGAACAAGTCAGGCCGAGCTGTGCTGCCTCGAAACCTGCAGTTCAGAAAAGACTCGGAAGAAGAGTCTAAAGATAAGATCACCATGTTCGAGATAGAGCTCCAACTAAAGAGCGCAGCCAAAAGCCTATTTAATGACAATGTCTACATCGACCTTGTTGAGTCCGAAGACTCAGCTATATCACCGCTCATGCAAGTTGCAGACCTTTTTGTCAGCTCCATATCCCGAATTATGAACAAAGAGGAAGGCAAGGAAGGTCCAAAAGATGTTTTCGCCAGGAGGTTTTTGGAGGCATTCGGTGTAGGGACCTCTACCGAGACACTTGAATTCTCGGGTGATTGTGTACGATTCTCATAATACGGTAGCTGGGGGCAGCAGCCCCCACCCTTGTTGACAAATCAGTAATCCTGTAACTCGACACGCCTTTTTGGATACCAAACGAATTGCAGGGCCATTTAATCTCTACACACCCACGAGCTTTCGACATAGGGATTTGAACCCGCCCGACGCTCTCAATAGGCCGCCGCAGGCCAGCATGACCGGCTACTATGGCATTGGCAGATGGCCCGTTTAGGCCTGAAACGCCCTAGAATTTGCCCTAAATTTGCCCTAAGAATTCTCGAATCTGGAGCACGCTCATGGATGAACAAGCCTCGACCACAGCCGACACCTTTGAGCTGTTGTTTCTGAACCAGGTCGCCATTAGAGCAGCGCTGGAGGAGCTTTCGCTGTGGGTGAGCCATCGCGGCTCAGTCAACATTCATGAAAACGTGATGGCCGCCCTAACGACCCTCGACATCCATGCTGAGGCGATATCATCTGGAATAGCACGCCTCCGGAAGTAACAGACCGCACCTGTAAATGACTCACGCGAGCCCCTAATGAAATCAAAATGGATTAAAGGCACACCAGCCGAACTGATAGCCGAAACCATGCAACTATTGTCCATCAATTCTGACGGAAGGGTTGGCTATCAGATAGCTGCAGAGTTTTTCTTCGATGGTCTTTTCGGCTTAATCGAACACCATCACTTGCTCGATAACAATACTGCATTCAGACTTTTCAGGCAGTCCATCCTAAACGTGTACGCCGCAAAAAAATCAAACGAGCACAATCGAATTCTCACCGAATTCGATAAACTATGCCACACCCAATTAAACGACAAGCAATTCACACTTGTCACTACAATTCAACTGAAAAACATCTATACCTTCCCGCAGTTTCACACAAACGAATGCCGAATAAAAATCACAAACAGCCTTCCAAAGAAATACTTAAAAAGTAGGGCTCGAGCTCTTCAAGAACAGCAAGAAACAATAGAAGACCATACAGACCTGGCCTACGCCATCATATTCACCAACGCTAAGAGCCCAGAGTCCGCTGTCGCGAAAGCCAACGATGCACTAGCCATACTATCTGGACTCATGCAGTTGGGCTTTAAAAAAAACATTAACTTTTTCGCTATAAGCAACGAGGGAAAATACCCTTCGAAATTAGCCATAGACCAAGGAAAACTTCAGACATTGCACCTCAGGTCAGGCAGCTGCCATCAGGAGGCCATATGGATAAATACAGACTACGAACCAAGACAACCGACAAGCTTAAAGAATTATAAAAACACCATTTCCCACACACAAAAAAGATTTAGACAAATCGCAAGACTTACTTTCAGCGACCACGTAGAGAAAGCTCTTCTCAACTACAGCAACGCGTTAGCTTCAAAAGATACCGAACTTCGCTTTTTAAAGCTATGGGTTGCCATCGAGCAGCTTCTGGCAACAGATGACACTGAAACCCTAATTAGAAGACTGTCGTTCTTTTATCGAGAAACACATCTGCAAAGATCTATACTGCGCTCATTACGCCTCGCTAGAAACCACCATATCCATGGAGGAAAACGCCCCACAAACATCGAACTGAAATTATTTCAACTATGTCGATTCTTTGAACACGCACTTCAGTTCTTCATCAGCAACCCATTTCGATACAAAACAGCAGAGGACGCAATCGCTTTTATCTCACTAAACACCGAAGCAGAAAATATTCAGAGCCAAATTAAAAAACTCAAATCCGTTTTAAAATTCGTCAGCTAGAGAAAAATTGGTTCTGGAAAAAGGAGCCTCCCATGAATTATTGGATATCTACCCAACAAGGTCGCCAGCGACCGACTGGCCAACTTGGCTGGCGACGCGCGCTGTAAACGATCCTAAAACGGGCTCAGAACAAGCCGCCTAGTGATGCCGGCTCCCAATTCGTGATCACCAGCTCAGCGGTCACTTCAGCCTTGCCCTGCCGCTGGTTCGTGTTGCTGTAACGGATATCCAGGTACTCGAAATGGAAACCCTCAAACGCTCGGCGGATATCCGGGTGGTCGTTAATGCTGACCATCACCCTACCCTTGCAACGACGCATAAAGTCGGCCATGCACTCGTACTCCTCGAAGGAGAAGTCTACGCCGTAGCCGGCTGTCTGCCAGTAAGGTGGATCCATGTAGAAGAACGTATGCGCCCGGTCGTACCGTTCAGCACAGTCGAGCCAGGAAAGATTCTCGACGTAGGTACCAGCGAGGCGCTGCCACGCAGCGGAAAGATTCTCCTCGATACGCAACAGATTGATAGCCGGTCCCGTGGTGGCGGTGCCGAATGTCTGGCCAGTGACCTTCCCACCGAAAGCGTGCTGCTGCAGGTAGAAGAACCGGGCAGCACGCTGGATGTCGGTTAGCGTCTCCGGCCGTGTCATTTTCTGCCACTCGAAGATCTGCCGGGAGCTCAGCGCCCATTTGAACTGGCGCACGAACTCCTCCAGGTGGTTCTGTACAACACGATAAAGGGTGACCAGGTCACCATTCAGATCGTTCAGCACCTCCACTGGGGCTGGCTGGGGACGCATGAAGAACAACGCGGCACCGCCGGCGAAGACTTCGACGTAGCACTCATGAGGGGGAAAGAGAGGGATCAAGCGGTCGGCCAGGCGGCGTTTGCCACCCATCCAGGGAATGATTGGAGAGGTCATAGGTATGCAAGTCTTTACTGTATGGATAAACAGGTGATAGGCTCGCCGCGCTTTGTGCACAAGGCAGAGGCCACGGCTGGACTTGCAGGAAGGGTCTGCGGGTTCGGCGGGCCGGGCTGGATGTTGGCGCATCCACCCGGCTCGCCTCTTTTCATTTGGTCACTTCGCGGACGTAGGCCTGGCAGGCCTGCAGTGCGATCAGTCCTCGGTCACCGTCGTCGGTGATGCCGATAACTCGTTGAGCATGCGCTGGGTCAAGTCGGGCGCGAACGGCTCCATGAACCACGCCTCCGGTGCCGGCGGTTTCTCGCATCCCACCGTCACAACCCGTGGCGGCAAAGGCTCCGACGTCGACAAGGACTGACAGCCGTAAGTCAGCAGTAGCCAGCCTGTCACGCAGGCGAGCTTGAGTCTGTTGTGCATCGTTCATCTCCTTCCAATGTGTTTTGCCCTGCTCCTGCAGGCGATCTTCCAGGTCTTTGCGCTGACTTTTCTGTTCAGCCAACTGCTCCAGGGCTGCAACTGCAGCTTCCTCACGCTCACGACCGTAAGCCCGATCTTTGGCCGCCAACTGCTGGACATAACCTGCAGCCTGTTCAGCCAACTGCTTTCCGTAATCACTAGCCTGCCACACCCAAGCCCCACGCCCGCCGACATAGAGCCCGACCGCCACCGCCAGAAGTGCGATACGCCAATTCAACGGCATTACTGCAGCACCTCAAGCGCACGCTTGTAGAGCGCCTGGCGATCCTTCAAGCCATTCAGGCCACCATTGATACGACGGGTGATCAGCTCGAACACCGAGTCATCGGCCTGCAGCACCTTGTCAGCGAGGCTATTGAGCCCCGCCCGTTGCCAGTACCAGCCGGCCGACAGCGACGCGTAGACCGGCTGCTCGAGCAGGTCGGGAGTGTTGAGCAAGCGGCTGTCACCGAACAGCGCTTCGCTGCAGGCCTCGTAGTTGTCACGGCCGGTGATCTGGATAAGCCCGCGGCCACGGTACCGCTGACCATCACCGTCAGCCTCCGGGGTATTGCCGAGACGCTGCGCCAGACGCCCAGTATCGTACTTGGCCAGGTAGGCATCGTTACCGAGCTCTCGCACATACAGCAGCTGGCCCGACTCATGGCCAACTTGCGCAAGGAACGCAGCCATACGCCGAGGTGTGATGATCGAGTACTTACCCATTGTTGCGTTGAGGCCGGGAACAAAAACGCCGGCTTTTCGGCCGGCGTTGGGGAGGATCTGTTGCAGCTGATGTACAGAGATAGCCATTTAAGTCTCCAGTGATGGTCTGTTTGTCTGTGCGGTTAAAGCTGCACGACTTCGAGAGGTGTTGAGGTTTTCTTGTTCTTGCCAGCAGCCTTGGCCTTGCCCTTCTTGCCGCCATTGCATTCAACGGTGGTCGACCACCCGGACTGGGTGAATACCTGCTCCAGGGAATCCACCAGGTACTCGCCATCAAAGCCATCCTTGAAGCCTTGGGCGTTGATCTGGCGTTCTGCGAACAGGTCGACACGGCCCGGCATTTCCAGGCGCACCCCCGCGGTCGAGCGATTGAACGCCGCCAGGCGCGCCTTGGCGGCCTGCTCGGCAGCGGTCTTGTTCGGGTGTATATGGCGGTCCGTATGCACCGGCGGCAGGCCGTCCGGGGCGTCGTCGTTTTTCAGTTCGATAACGTCCAGGGTGCCGGTCTTTGCATTGTGGTGGGTGGCCTTGACGCTCTTGTGGGTCGAGCGGTCCCCGAGGCGGAACGAGTAGCGGCTAACGTCCGAGCGGCGAATGGTGACCGCCGGCAACGTTTTACCGCTGGCAGTGACACCCGCCTGCCGCTTGAGGACCAGCAGCTTGCCGTTGGCCACCTTGGCGGTACAGTCATGCAACCGGGCAATGCGGGTAATGAAGTTGTAGTCCGACTCGCCCAGCTGGTCCGCTCGCGGCACAACAGTCTGCACATCGCAGGCCGGTACCCAGCCATTGCGGCGAGCCACCGTGGCGACAATCTCGGCCAAGGTCTTGCCCTCGAAACTGCCGTTGCGGGTGGTCTTGCCGCTGCCGCGCATGTCGCTGGCCTTACCTCGGATCACCAGCGTATCCGGCGGTCCGGTCAGCTCAACCTCATCAACCGTATAGCTGTTGATGCGGGTCAGTTGCGCGCCGCCATAGCCTAAAAACACCTCGATCTTGGCGCCCCGCGACGGCAGCGAAACAACCTGGTCCCGGTCATCAATACGCAGCTCGAACTCGTCCGACTCCATGCCGGGCTTGTCGAGTGTGCGCAGCATCAGCAGGCGGTCATTGATCAGGCGCGTGATATCGGTACCGTCAGCGACGATACGAAATTGCGGTTTCATGGATAGCTCCAGTTAGGCGGGATGCTAGTCCCACAGCTGGACGGTCAGCTGGTCAGTTTTAGCCAGTTCGGGAAGGGTGATCAGAACCCCGGCACGGTAGGGCTGAGACTCGACAGCAAGCCCCGGATTGGCGCTCAGCACCGCCTCCACCGTGCCACTCAGGTGCCCGTAGTAGTGGAAACAGATAGCGTCGAGAACATCGCCATCAGACGTTCGACAGATCATCGCCATAGCGTGTGAACTCCAAGGTGAATGCCTGCTTGCGCGGGATTCCGCCCTGCAGGAGCGTAGGTTGTTCTTCCTCGATATCGGTCAGGCACCAATTACCCAGCACCTGGCCGTAACCGGTGGTCAGCCCCAGCGGCTGCAGCTGGCCGCCGATGCTGCGCAAGGTGTCGAGCTGGCCGAGGCCTCCACGGAACGAGGGGAAAATAACCCCCTTGAGCGTCAGGCGCTCATCGCCAATGCCTACCGCCTGCTGCGCAGAGCGTCGGGTCAGGCGCTCCTGAGCAGCCCAGCGGAACGAGGTTTTGCGCCGCAGCTCCTCAAATGCCGCCGTGTCCAGGTTGAAGTAGAACGGCTCCGCCTTGACGCTCTGAGGCTGCAGGATAAGCAGGTGGGGAAACGCCTTAATAGCTTCTTTGGGCGGGTCTTCCTTGGGGCGGATCGAGGCGCTGGAGAACATTTCCGACAGCGAAAAATTGGACAGCATGCCGCTGATACCGCCGGCCTGGTTGTACTTGTCCGCAATGTTGGAAATGGCCTTCTTGGCCCTCTCCGCCTGCTCGCCAAACTCGGCCACTCGCTCCTGCACTTGCGTGACCGCGTTGCTGGCCTGGTTGTAAACGGCCAACACCTTGCCGACCTTGGCTTGAGCCTGAGCGATACCGCCCATGACCCGATTGAGCTGGCCGCCGATCAGCTCCCCCACCACAGGCAGGGTTTCCAGTTCGGAAACCGCGCCTTTCATTTGAGTAACGGCCCCATTCATGGGGCCAATCATGCCGTCCACCGTGCGGCGGCCAGCCTCTCCCGCAGCGGCAAGCGACTTTAAGCTGCCCTGCAGCTGCTCCATGTAAGCCATTGGTTATCCTCCCTACAGGTGCGGTGCGTCGTACAGCTGACGCGCGTTGAGGTCGCGGGTCGCGTCCTCGATCATTTGCATAAAATAAGGCCGCAGCTCATAGGCCAGCGCTTGGCGGTCTGACACATCGCCTTTCACCGTCACCGGCATGTTCAGCTCAAACCGCTGGTCGAGCTTGAGTGATACCGGCTCAGCCTTAGCCGGTGCCGGCTTATCCGCTGCACGCTGGTAGTCGCCCAGCATTTGCCCCGCCTGAGCCAGACCTGGCGCAACGACGCCAGCTGACTGCAGGTTGCCCAGCAAGGCCGCAGAAACGCCGGCCGGCAGCTGCGTGAGGGGCGCACCGGGGAAACGCACCTGGTCGACGGTCAGCGCCGGCACCAGGAGCGGGTCCTTGGATTCGGGCTCCTTCGGGGCGTAGGAAACCGTCGGTGCTGCAGGAGCCGGCACCACTCGCAGCGACTCAGAGTCGTTACGCGTAACGACCGGGTCAGCCGACGGCCGGGTGAGCGGCGCGCCAGGGAACCGCACCTGGTTGACGGCCAGCGCCGGCACCAGGAACGGGTCCTTGGAATTGGGGTCCTTCGGATCGTAGGAAACCGCCGACCCGGCAGGCGCCGGCACCACCCGCAGCGCCTCAGGGTCGTTACGCGTAACAGGCGAATCAGAAGAAACTGGCTCAACCTGCCCATTCCCTTCTCGCCCTTCTGCAGGTTCCCCCTGCTCCGCCGGCGCTGCCGCTGGGTCAGGCTGCACCTTGCTGGCAAACAGACTGCCGACCTTGGCGCCCAGCGCGTCACCGCCCAAGCTCCCAAGGATGCCGCCCACCAGGCCGCCAATGGCCGTGCCGACCACAGGAATGATCGAGCCCAGGGCAGCGCCCGTGGCTGCGCCGGCGATACCTCCGGCCAAACCTCCTACCGCTCCGCCGACACTTTCGGCCTTTTGCTCAGGCGGCTGATCGCTGGCCATAGCGCTACCAACCTGTAGCGCTGCCAACGCAGTGCCCAGCACCGGCACCCCCTTGCCAAGACTGGCCAGGCGTCCAGCGCGCCCCACGAAGCCGCCGACACGCCCCCACCGACTGCGCCGTGGGTTGCGTCGTGCGGTGTCGCCCACGCCGCTCTCAACCGGACCGCTGCCCTTACCGCCGCCTGCCTGGGGATTGGTGACGAACACACGCTGCACCCCGGCAGCACCTGCAGCCCCTTTGGCGACGTTGTACAAGCCTCGGGCCACCCGGATAGCTGCCACGGCCTTGGTGATGGCAAAGCCACCTGCAGCCAGCGCTGTAGCCCCAAGAGCCAACGAAGGTACTTTTTCAGCAATCCAGCCGATGCCGTTGGCCGTCGTCCGCAGTACATCGGCGGCGCCATCTGTCAGCGGCCGCAGACCGTCACCGATGGCACGGAATGCGTCGTCAATCGCGTTGGCGGCTTCTTTCCACTTCTGCGATGACGTTTCGCGGCGCTCGGCCAGGTTCTGGTCGAGAATGCCCGCCGCGTCTGCAGACTTGGTTTTCAGGTCCTCATACAGCGCTTTGTTTTGCATGTAAGCCATGAGCGCGGATTTGACCTGCATATCCGCGAACAGGTCGCCGGTACGCATGGACTCTTCCAGCGCCTGCATCATGCGCTTTGCTTTCTCGGGGTCCGTCTCCTGGTTGATCTTGGCCGCCGCCTCGGCCATGGCTGCGGCCTTTTTGGGGTCGGTCTTCTGGATGTACTGCTGGGCAAGCGCAAAGCTCGACTCCAGTGTCGACATGCCATTCTGTAGCCCGGTGTTGAGCGACTTCTGGTAGTCGATACCGGCGTCCTTGTACGCCTTGACCGTCTCGCTTGAGCCGATCTTTTCCATCCAGTTCTTGAGGTTGTTGGCCGCCTCGTCGGCGCTGCCGGCGGATTTGATCTGCACCTGCAGCATCGAACCCAGCTGGGTGACGGCGTCCATGCCGTAGATACCCTGCTTCGCCATACCGGCCAGCAGCTCAGGGAACCACTTGGCCATGTCGCTGGCCTCGAAACTACCGGCCTGCCCCTGGTAGGCAATGGCCTCCAGTGCCCGCTGCATCTCCTGCGGGTCGGTAATCTTGGCGTTCTGCCCCAGGGCATTGATCATTCGCGCGGTGTCGTTACCGTCCGCGCCCTGACCCACCACAAACTTGGCGGCCACGCTGGAATAACGCGCCGCCTCCTGCAGGTCCATACCGGCACCCACCAGGTTGTTGAGGACACCGGCCACCTCGTTGCGCGCCAGGCCCGTGTCCTTGGCCGTGGTGATGATGCCCCGGTTTAGCTCGACTTCCTCGGCCTTGTTGGCCACCCCTGCCTTGATCGCGATATCACGCACTATCGCCTGATAATCAGCACTGACCTTGGTGGGCACAGCCAAGGCCGCGGTGCCCACCGTGGCCTGCACAACGGTGGACCGCAGGCTGGCTTTGCCCGCCTCGATCTGCTGCAGCCCCTTGGCCTGACGGGCAGCGGTTTGAGCCGTGCGACCCAGCGTGCGGTAGTGATCCTCCAGCCGGCCGACCTCAACGCCTTGTTTTCGCAATGCATCAAGGTTGCGGTCCAGCTGGTTGCGCAAGCCGCGAGCGCTGGCCTCTCCCGCCTCGCTGGCTTTCTTCCACTCATCGCGCAGGCGCATGGTTTCGCCAATGACGCCCTGCAGCACCTTGGCGTCTTCGCCGCGCTTCTTGAGTTTGCCGATGCGGCCCTCAACGTCCTTGAACGCGGCGCCGACCGTCGCGCTGACCACCCCGCCGATCACAAGGCCAATGGAAAACTTGTTGTTGGCCATGGTTTCTCACTCCCACGCAGGCACAGCCCGGCGGCTCACTCAGAGAGCCACCAGACCATGCGCGCGAATGGCATTTGCTCCAGCTCGCTGGCCGAGAACCCCAGTTCTCGCGCCAGGCGCTTGGCAAGCGACTTTTGGAATCCGGGGGTGTTAAACCCCGTCTTGGTGGACCAGGCGAAAGTAGGCCGCGCGCACACGGTTGTAATCGCGGATGGTCAGCGAATGCAGCTCGGCCGGGGTGGTTTCGGTCAGGCGCTGGAACAGCAGCATTTCCAGCTTGCTGTTGTCGTCGCCGGCCTCGGCCTCCACCTCGCGGCTCAGACGGATCGAGGGCGATTGCAGCGTCAGGTGGTCGACCTTCACGCCATCGCGCTCGATAGGCTCCATCAGGCGCACCACCGCATGCTCCAGGGTCAGCTTGAGCCATGCCGGATTCTCGCCGCTGTCATCGCCCAGCAATTCCTTGTAGGCCCGCTGCAGGCGGCGGTAGTCGCGCACCTGCAGGGCCGTCAATTGATCCTCGGTCAGCTCGCACAGCGACCCCAGCATGAGTAATTCGCGCTGCTCGTCGTTGTCCCCGGCCTGATGCGCCACCATGAGGTCTTCGCGCACGGTTGGACAGCGCATGGTCAGCGCTTGGCGCACCTCGCCGTAAACGTCCAGGGGCACGCTCAGGGATACCACGGCGCGACCGCCCTCGATGTTGAGCCAGGAAGGGGTAGTGTTGGTAATGGACATGCTCAGGCTCCTTAAATGGCGAGGTCAGCGCGAACGCTGGCCAGTTGGTCGACACCGTCGATAACGCGGATGCAGTTCACAGGATCGATTTCGTAGATGACGCGGCCGCCGACTTCCAGCTTGTAGTAGCTCACCGCGATGCTGTGCTTCATTTCGGCCTTCTCGCCAACCTTCCAGTCCCCCGGATCGACTTCCTTGAGCGCACCGCGCAAGGTGGCGACCACCGCCTTGGTGGCCCCTCCACGCCCTTTGAAACTGCCCCGGAACACGCAGTTGAAGCCGGACAGGTCAAAGTCACCGAAATACTTGAGGGTTTCCCGGCGCATGCCGTTGGAGGTAAAGCTGGCCTCCAGCTTCTCCAGGCCCATGTCCATCTCAATCGGCGCGTCCATGCCGCCGCCGCGATATTCGTCGGTCTTCATCGTGAGCTTGGGCAAGGTCAGTGACGGCACATCGCCCTGCAGGCTGACACCGCCCACCGAGGCACTCATGTTGAACAGAACTTCTGGAATAACAGCCATTGCGCGCCTCCTTAGGCTACGTCGAGAACTTGGGTGAGGTATTCATCGGTCACCTCGATTTCAAAAATCGGGTTCTCGGCAGGCGGCACATCGGTGAAGCGGATCACCCAGATGATTTTGCCTTGGGCCAGCTGGCTGGCCGTGTTGCGCTCGGCGTCGGCGTAGACCTCGAAGTCGATCACCGCCCCGGCGGCCTTGAGGTCGCGCATGAAGGCCTGCACCGTCTCGGTCACATCCTTGACATAGCTTTTGGTGATCCCGAGGTCGACGGCCCATTTCATGCCGGCACGCACGGCCGCCATCACCATGTCCACGGTGCGCACCCGCGTGACGAATGCCCACTTGCTATCGCTGGACAGCGTGCGGTTGCCCCACAGGCGATAACCGCCGTCGCGAATGATGGTGGTGATATTGGCGTTGTTGAGCAGGTTGGCCCGGCAAGTCGGGTCGTTGTCCAGGTACTCGACCGCCCGCACGGTGCCGGTAATGTTCTTGATTTCCTTGTTGGACGGCGAAGCCCAGAAACCGATGTTGGCATCGGTCTGCGCGAACAGGCCGGCCGCCACTGGCGACGCCGCCAGGTCCTCGTCGCCGTTACTGGTAACGCTCCACTTTTTGACGCCGGGGTCGACCATGTACAGCCGCTTGCTGCCAAACCCGGTGGCATAGGCAATGGCCGCCTCGTCAGTAGTACCCGGCCCGTCGATCAGGCCCAAGGCTTCCAGCTTGTCTGCCAAGGTATCCATGGCGGTGGCCACCGCCTTGGTGGCCGAGTGCTTGGGAGCCAACAACAGCCGTGGGTGCTGGTTGAACAGGCTTTTGGCATCGAGCAAGGCCTGCAGGCCGCTGCGCTTGCCATCGGCCGCCACACCGCCAATCACGGCGCTGGTGATGCTGGCCGGCGTGCCGGCAGACGTAACACCCACGGCGATGATCACGGCCTTGGCTTGGTCGAAAATCTGCAGGCAGGCCTTGGTCAGCGGCGAGTTAGGTCCGAACGCCGCTTTGGCCTCTCGGTCGCTAACGACCATCACCGGCGTATTGGGCTCAGCCAAGCCCACCCCAGGGGTGTAAATGTCGACAATGCCGATCACCGACGACGAGGGCACGCTGATGGTGCGCCCCCCCAAATTGACCAGCGAGGTCGTCACGCCATGAAAAAAGTTAGCCATAAATGCTCCCTATAGAAACGAAAAAACCGCCAGTGGGCGGTCGTGTTGAACAGCGTGAAATGTATTGAGCGCTAGCCCGCTCGGAAGCCGATGGCGAACCAGTACAGGCTGAAATCCTGCTGTGAACCCGCCCATTCACCAATCATGATGTTGAAGCTTTCCCCCGTGGTTTTGCCCGCCATGATGGCCGGCGTCAGGGTTGCCGCCGGCACCCCCGGATTGCTGTTGTGGTAGATCACCGGAATGACAATGAACGGCGCGGCCGAGAATCCACCCGAGTGGAACCAGATTTGGTACTCATAAAACTGGGTGGGCAAATCCCCTATCCCCACGCGCCCCCACTGGGCCATAAAACCGTTGTCCGTGTCCCAATAGAAGCCGTTAGGCGCTCCCGAGAACTGCGAACGAATCGCCGCATTCAGCGCCTGTCGCGCATCTGCGGCTGTGCCGCCACCGGTACCGCCCCGGACAATAGGCAGGATGCCGCTATTGATCTTGCCCGCGTTCAGGCCTGCCAGAGACAGGGCAATCGACAGATTCTGCGAGCCGTCAAACACCCCCTGCCCGGTTGCGTCACCGGTGAAACTCAACGTACGCCCCGTCTGCAGCTTGGTCGCGGTACCGGCGTTGCCAGTGGTCGGCCGGCTCAGGGTGCCGGTGGTGATCTTGGTCGCGTCCAGACTGGGGATATCCGCAGCCGTCAGCGCCGCGCCCTCCAGCACCAAGCCCTTGGCGCTGACCCGCACCTTGGAATAGGTACCGGCCTGCACACCGGTGCTGCCCAGGCTGAGGGTAATGGCCACATCCTTGGCGCCGTCAAATTGAGCCTGCCCGCCCACATCACCGTCAAAGGTGAACAGGCGCGGTGTCTGCAGCTTGGTCGCACTGCCGGCGTTGCCGGTGGTCGGCCGGCTCAGGGTGCCGGTGGTGATCTTGGTCGCGTCCAGGCTGGGAATATCAGCGGCTGTCAGCTCCGCCCCCTCCAGTACCAGACCCTTGGCGCTGACCCGCACCTTGGAATAGGTCCCAGCCTGCACCCCCGAGTTGGCCAGGGTGACATTGATCGCCGCGTCACCGGCGCCGTTAAACTTGGCCGCACCGGTGGCATCACCCTTGAGCGAAATGGTGCGCTCGGTGGCCAGTGCGCGGGCCGTAGCGGCCTCGCCCTGGCTGATGGCCTCCTGCACCACCGCCAGGGTGGCCGTTACCGTGTTGGGGTCCTGCAGAATCTGCACATTGGCGGTGCTGCTCACCTGTATCAGCAGGCGGATCACCTGGGTGCGGCCGCTGCCCTGCTCCTGCAGCGGCTTGAAGGTCGCCGGGTAGCTGGCCACCGCAATCAGCACGCCGGTGTCGTCGTACAGGCCGACCTCGCGCACCCACCAGCCGCCGACCTCCGGCTGCAGGATGCCCTCGGCCACGATAACCGGCCTGCCGCTCTCCACCGAGAGGCGGTTGAGGTTGACCCGGAACACCTCATGAATCAGCTTTTTCTGCAGCTTGGAGGGTAGCGGCGTACTGCCGTTGCCATCCCCTACCGCCATGCGGGTGATCTTGAGGGTGGTCTTGGTGGCGATGGCTTTCGCCAGCGCAGCCGCGCCCGCGTCAGTCAGCATGGCGACGTAAATCGCGTCTGTATCTGCCATTGGTTCGCTCTTGAAGTAAGGGGCCTGCCCTCGCGGCAGGCCGTGAAGCGCTAAGCGGGCACAGGCCCGCCGTAGATGTTGGCCCCGACGCCCAAGGTCCGGTACTGGATGTACAGGCCCAGGCCGCGCAGGATTTCCCCGGCCCAGAAGCCAAAGAACATGCCGTTATCGGTACCCAGGCGCGGGTCGGGGGTCCAACTGCCGTTCATGGCATGACCAGGAATGGGCGTTACCGTGTAGTTCGCCTGCAGCTCGTCCATGCACGCCTCGATCAGCACATCCAGGTCAGCCACCTGACTGCCGGCCATCGCCGCCAGGCAGGCGCCGGCCAGCCACAGCCCGGTCATGTGCCCGGTGAAGTCATCCTCCACCGGTTTGGGCACGCTGTTGGTCGGGAAGTCGGTCGGCAAGATGCCCTTGGAGTCCTTGACGAACTGCACCAGCCAGCGCAGCCAGTTCTCGGCGTAGGCGACCAGCTTGGGCGGCACGGGCTTGCCCCGGTGCACCAGCTCGTACCACGCCCTGCAGGCGCCCATCATCGCCCTGGGCTGGTAGCCGGCCCAGGCGTTGCCATCGCCCCAGTGATACTGGGTCCAGGTGTCGGCCGGGCCGTAGCGGTAGTTGTCCCAGCGGTTCCAGATGTACGCCGCCGCACCAGGTCCGAGGACACCGAATTTCTGCTGGTACCACTGCTGGGAGTCGTACAGGAAATCAACCATGTTCCCCAGCTCGACGCTGTAAGTGTCAGGGTCCAGGCAGAAGATCAGCGGGTATTGATAACCGGGATAGGGCATGCCGTGCCACGCGCCAATCTGCTCGGTGCCGTCCGAGTAGATATTGGAAAACGGAATCACCCCAGGACTGTAGGCCAACGAGTCGTTGCGATAGCCAACCACCGTGCAATCGCCCACCAGGCCGCGAAACGCCTGCTGACCGTTGAGGGTCAGCCGGTACAGCATCGTGTAGCCGTCGACCCCGTCGTACAGGTCGGGCAGCTCGTTGATGCAGTAATACTCAAACGTCAGGTTCGTGTCGGCATCGTTGTCCAACAGAATGTCCATTTCCGCCAGCTCGTCGTAGTTCGGCGCTGACGGGTTCGGCCGGCCGGCCGCGTTGGGCTGGTAGCCTGACAGCGTACCGTCCTGGGGGCGAATCTGCACAGTGGAAAACGCGCCATCCGTGGCCGGCAGCATCCACCACCACCGCCAACCGTCCTTGTCCTGAATACGGACGTTGAAATTGCCGTCCGCCCGGTAGGTGATGCTTTTGAGCGGCGCCTTTTTGCTCGGCTGCAGGTAATTGCCGATCACATACCAGCCGCCATTACCGCCGCCCGGGAAGAACGAGCGCACCACGTTGCCCGCCCGACCGGGAAAGATCACCGGCACATGCCGCTCTTGCGACGTAATGTCGGCCGAGTGCACCACCGCGCGCAGGTCCGCCATGATGTATTCGGCCCCATCATCCTTGGCCACCCGGTAGAACTGCGACAGCGGGATATCGTGCTGCAGCACCTGCCAGCTGGAGGTCGACTCCGGCAGCATGTAGCAGTAACGGGTGCCGGTGTTTTCGACTTTCTCCGGGGCAATCGTGACCTCGACCTTGGCTGTCAGAGCGCCGTTTGCCTGGTCGACCCCGCCGAAACTGGTCCGCACCTTGGAGTCTTTGCTAACCCGGAACCACACCGATTGCTGCTCGATGGACACCTGGGCGCCCATATCGGTCTGCAGCGTGATGTAGCCCTGCGAGTCGCGGCCGTACTCCCGTTTCGCCTCGCTGGGGTAGGCGAACTCGTAGGAAATGCCGTCTGTAAACGGCGTGGCGGCCACCGTGCTCTGCCGGAAAAAGCGGTCGGTCGAGTCGATCAGGGTGTACTCATGGGCCGTGAACAGGCAGGCGTCCATGGCTTTCTTGTAGCGTTCCTCGCCGGTGATACGCCACAGCAGATAACAGGCGTCCATGTACCACAGCTCGCCGTCTGCAGCGTTGCCCATCTGGTTGACGCCGCCCAGCAGGGGCACATGCAGCGGGCGATTGTGCTGCACGGCGTTGCGCGGGATCAGGTAGCCGCCATGCTCGACCGGTTGCCGGGTGGCATAGTTGAACAGGTGGGTACCGTTCAGACTGGTGTCCTTGAGTTGCACCCGGCCGATATCAGCGCCGGTGTGCCCCTCTGACAACACACGGCCGTCATCGGTAATTTTCTGGCCGGTATGGGCAATGATCCAATCCACCTCATACACCGTGCCGTCCTTGTCCCAGTCGGTCGATCCGTCTTCACGCAGCGCACGCACGCCGGCATTGATCGCCCCCCAGGCCAGCGCCCCGTCAAAGGCAAACGTCGCCTTGTCCAGGTATTCGCCCCAGTGCGGCGCACCGTGCGGAATCGACAGGGCGCCATTGGTGAAGGCGAAGGGCACACCCTTGAATCCGCTGTGCGTCGGCTCGACAGGGTCCACCGGCCAGTTGGCCAGCACCGGCTCCTTTGAATTGATGATCCAGTTACAGATACGCCGCTGCGGCGTGTCAGGGATCGGCTGGCCCGCATAGAAATACTGCTCGTAGGCCTCCCAGTGCCATATGGCGGCCTCCAGATAGCGCGGGTCCTGAGTGGCCAGGTAGGCATGGGCATAGCCCAGGATATGCAGCGCCTGGCCCTCGGTGGTGCCGTCGCCGTTGGGCTGGTACTCCATCTGCGAATGGGCGATGAAATGCCGGTTGTTCGAGAGGACGCCCTGATTGTTTTGCACAAAGTGCTGCACCGTCGCATCGACGGTGTCGCCGGTGTTGTTGCGCAGAAAACGGTGATGGCCCTCGATCAGGCTGACGGCATTGGCCAGCGCCGTGCGCTGGCTGACCGGCCGCCGGCTGTTGAGCGGATTAAGAAACATTGAGCCATCCCCCGTCATAGAACCCGGACCAGCGCACCCCGTCCCACAGGAACGTCAGCAGGTCGGCCGAGCCCTTTTCAAACGACAGCACCGGCGGACGGTTGGCCGGCCAGCGGACGTTGCTCGGGAATGTCACCCGGTTCGCTCCGGTGCCCTGCTGCAGGCGCACCGAGAACGACCAGGTGTAGCCCGGTGGCACTGCCGAGTTGGTGAAGGTCAGCGCGCACTGCGGCTGGTCTAGCGTCACATCGAAAAAGGACACCCCGGCGGTATAGGCCACATCCAGCGCCAAAGCGCTGCCAGCAGCGGTAATGGCCTTGCGGCGCGGCAGCAGCAACCCGCCGGTCAGGTCGGTGATCATTTTGGCCAGCGCCAGGTAGGTCGGAGACGGCCCCGAAGCCGTCTCGACCGTGGCGTCAGCAGGCCCATGCACAATGTCATGGGCCGTCTTTGCGGCGGCTTCCATCAGGGCGATGGCGGCCGCCTGGCGGTCGGATAGTTCGCTCATGGCTTTTCCAGTAGTTCAGGCATTCGGTGGTTGGCGAAGTAATGCAGGTCATTGGCCAGCATCATCAGCTCCAAGTCAGCAAAGGCCTCGGCCTGCAGTTCGGCCGACAGAATCTCGGTTTCGTCACCCGAGGACACGGCCGCGCCGAGGTAGAACTGGCCGTTGGGGCTGTAGGTGATGCTCAAACCGACCAGGTGCCGGCTAACCGGCTTGGTCGACAGAATCATGCGCTCCAGCTCGGCAATCCCACGGTCACTGAGGCCGGTATTCAGTAGCGCCAGGCTCAGGCTGAAAGTGCCGGGCGGCCCCATGGGGGTGAGGTCAAACCACTCGACAATGTCGATAATGTCGGCAAACGGCGAAATGACCTGCCGCAGCGAGGCGATGGTGCCTTTGCGCTGGTGGACCTCGAACGAGTCGCGCACCGTCTTGCGTTTGATTTCCTCGGACCATGCCGGGTCCCAGCGGTCCACGCTGCGCTCAATCGCCAGCCACGGCAGCATATCGGTCGGGCAGGTTTCTGGCCGCTTCATCGAGCGCAGCACGTTGGCCAGGTCGGCCGGCTCCAGCCCCACCTGCGCCAGGGCATCCTCCAGCGCGGTGCGGTTGATCGGCAGCAGGCTGGTGTCACTCATCGGTACCGCCCATCACGACGCTGGAGCCGATGCAGTTGGATGCCTGGTGGTCCTCGATCACATAGTCTGCCGCCGGCTTGACCAGCTCCACCCGCTGCACGCGTGACACATGCAGCGCGGCATGGATGGCCGAGCGGCGAATGTCCCGGCCCAGTCGGCGCTGCGCGTTGATGTAGGTATCCAAGGAAATCTTGGCCTGCGCCAGGGCCAGCTCGTTCTCGGCACCCGGAAACATGTACAGCACCGCCTCGATCTCGTAGTCGACCAGCTCGGCCGACTTCACCAGTACCCGGTCGCCCACCGGCCGGATATTCTCAGGCGTCAGCGCCTGAGCAACCTTGTTGAGCAAGTCCTGGGTAGCCACCCCGCCATTCACCCGGCTAAGGACGCTGACCAGCACGGTGGCCGGCGACGGGCTGCTGGCCTTCACATCGGCCACCCTCCCATCAGCGGATCGGGCGTGAAACTCATACGCGCCGGCCGGCCCGGCCACCGCCATGCCCTCGAAGGCCAGCAAGGTGCGCTCGGCCAAAGATTCGTCGCTTTCCAGCTGCTCGGCCACCGGCGGTACCGCGCTCAGGTCCTCCGCCACGATCACCAGGCGCTTGACGTTGTAGTTGGCGGCCAGCTGATCGAGGTCGGCGCCCTGGGCGAAGGCAATGAACTGCGACTTGGCCGCATCGTTGATACGGGCGCGGGTCATCACCTTTTCATAGGCCGCACGCTCCAGCAGCTTGACCACCGGATCCGATAGCAACTCGGCGTTCCAGTTGTTGCCCATCAGGGCGCGAAAGCCCGTCAGGCCTTCCTGATAGAACGTCTCAAAGTCCAGTTCCTCGATCACCGTAGGCGCCGGCAGGCTGGCCAGGTCGATGGTGCTCATATGCTTACCTCAAGGTTCACGCTGTCCTCGGAATAGGTGCCCGTGATGCGAAAGCCGATCTGGCCACCCACCGCAGAAACCACCTGCACGCTCTGCAGAACCAGGCGCGGCTCCCAGCGCTGCAGTGCCCGCGCCGCCTCGGCCTGCACCGCGCTTTTCCAGCCTGCGTTAACTGGCTGGTCGACAAACCGGCGCAGCTTGCTGCCGTACTCCGGCCGCATCAGCCGTGACCCTACCGGGGTGGTCAGAATGTCCACGATGGACTGCCGCAAGTGATCGACCCCGGACAGCACGGCGCCGGTGTGGCGGTCCATTCCGATCATCGGGGGTTACTCCTGCACGCGCTGGAAATCCGGATGCTCATCGAAGGTGGCCAGCGCCTCGTCGTCCGAGGCCGGCACGCGCACCTCGAAATTGACTACATCGAACTGGGCGCCGCTGGGGGTGAAAATGGAGCGGGAGCGGAACGCCGCGTCTCGGTACAGCACTTGAGGGGTTTCGTCGGTCACAGGTGCCTCCTGGGCTGCGACAGCGTCCTTTTTAGGCGCCATGGTTTCCTCCAGACATGAAAAAGCCCGCGCGCGGCGGGCTGGTAGTTATCAGGGCTGCGGCGCATGAGCGCACGCCCGCTGTGAGTCAGTGCTTGTGGTTGGCGGTGTTGCCGGCCGTGTCGATGATTCGGGCGTCACCGTAGATATCGCCCGTTACGCGTAACGCGCCCTGAATCAGCATCGGTCCAATGAAGCGCAGCATGGGCGCCATCGCTTCAATGGCCGACTCCGTTACGGTAACGACCGACCCGCCCACCTTGATATCCACCTGGCCGGCCGGCAGCTCGATGCTGTAGCGCTTGGCCTGCCAGTCATAGGTCAGTGAACCGCCGTCCTCGAACAGCCAGCGCTGGACATGGTCGCGGTCATCCGGCGCCGGCGCAGGGCCGCTGTACAGCCCCGGCAGGAATGTGCCCTGGCTTACATCACCGCTGGTACTGATCAACACCCCCTGCTCATGCATGCCAGGGGCAAGCCAGTGCCGCGCACCAGGAGCGGCCCCCAAGCTATGCCAGCGCACCCAGGCGCTGGTCCATTCGCCATCCGAAACCCGGCACACCGGCGGATCGGCGGCGAGGTCAAGCGCGACGACCCGGCATTTGCGAATCATGCCGGCGATCATTCGGTCATGCTCAGCCAGCGGGTAGCTCATCCGTAATCCTCCCAATCTCGACATAACCTTGGGAAAGCGGTCCCCCATCTGCAGTAGTGCCTGCAGCGGCCGGGCCGAGCTCAGTGGGCCACGGCCACTCCTCTTCCCCGAGATAGATGACTTGAGTCCACTCGACGACCCAGACCGCGAAGGTATCCAGCTCAGGACGGCTCCAGTCACGCTCTGCACGGACAAAGTCAGCAAAGCCGATAGGGAGCCCCCACGATTGCCCACGAAGTAGAACCGCAAGCTGCGCGGCAACAAAGGCAGCAACGTGAAGGCAGTTTTTCTCCTCTACCGGAACAATTGCACGGGCCTCAAAACGCGCCTCCACGGCGGTCTCGCCAGTCCCCGGATCCATGTCTGCACGCTCGAATCCGGCCAGCTCCAGTACAACGGCAGGAGGTGGAACTACCTCAATCCCGTCAGGCATGGTACCGACGTACGCCAGCCCTGGAATGGCGTCTTTGATATGTTGCTCGATAGCGGCATATAGCTGCTCGAGTGGTATCGGTTCATCACCCATTGCCCAATCTCCGTAGATACTTCAACAGCTCGAAGTTCAGCTCCTGCTCCATCACCACAAGCAACCGCTGATGCGCCTTTCTCGTCCATGACTCGAAATGCGGCCTCACCTCTTCCAGCGAGATCTTTGCCTTAGCTAATGGAAATCGGCTGCCGTTCTCACCGACCCATCCTGAACTCGCACCGCCTCTAGCAGAGACTTGGCTGGTGGGATAATCATCAGCGTTGAAGTGCTTACTGGCAGTACGGATCCAGATATCCGGCTTACTGCCATACACTGTCCGGAAAAAAGCACCCTGGTACGAACGTCCGGCTACGGACACACCTGAGCGGGATTGCCGAGGGCGGCCCGCTCGACTGGCTTCAATGGGATTCAAACCGAACCACAGCTTGCCTTGGCCATTGCTGGCCACTGGGAAAGCTCTCAAACGCTGACGGACCGCCGTAACCGCGATTCGCTCTTGTTGGCTCACCGATCTGGCAATGTGCGTGCGCAACCAACGAATGGTCTTATTGATTGCCCGTCTTTCAGCCGCCTTGATAGCTTTCGGCATCAAAGCGGCGAACTGTGCGAAGTTTGAAGCCTGCTGCGCGTTCGCCTGGAGTGTAATGAGACCTGAACTAGACGACTGTTTCTGGTAACTGCCTACGCTCATACCGATTTCCTCAGCACCAGGGTTACAAGCCCGTCGCCACCAGGCTCAATTCGGGCGATGGTGAAATTCCCACCACCGTCCTCGGGCGGCAGATCGATCATCACGCTCTGCCGCGTATCGACACCCGCGGTGTCACCAACGCGGATGACCAGGTGCGGCTCACGCAGGCCGGTATTAATCTGGCCGAGCTTGGGCTGCAGCCACGGCGCCGAGAACATCCCGAGAACCTCGCGACCTTCGATATGCGCAAGATCGCCGAGGACATCGAACACCACCTCGTCCAGATCATCGATCAGGTCGCGGAAGGCCATGATCAAGCGGTCAGGCGGATGACTGCACGGGGACGCGTGCAGATGTGCAACGGGTTGGACTGAGCTTCACCCGCAACACCCTTACCGAAGGGCATCTCCTCCAGCTTGCTGTAATACGGCAGGCCTTCGGTGTTGACGGTTTCCATGTAGTCTGCCGGCGCATAGACCGACAGGAACAGTTCAGAAACCCCCTCTGGCACCAAGCGCGCTTCATCGTCAGGAACGAATGGAACACCCGCTACCTTGCCCCGGTAACGCTCCCAGCTGATACCACCGAACTCGAACGTTTCACGCCCGTCGCCACGAAGCGCTGCGGCCTGCTGGCTACCCTTGTAGGTATCAACAACCGATGAGTGGGCGATGAGTTTCTTCCAGAAGGTCTTGCCGCAGAAAGCGCGGGCGCCGGTGGTGGTCACGTTGCCGAGCGCATCTTCTTGCATGTCCAAGGCGTCCACGCACTGCACCTGAATGTTGGCGTTCGGGTCATTCAGCCCCATCGACTGCTTCTGCTGCGACACCCCGAAAACCTTGTAGATGTCCAGCAGCACTGAAGAGCCGTCTGCGTCGAGCACCTTGCCGTTGATGGCCCCCATCCGATGAAACTCGTGAGTGGCATCCAGCTGGCGTTTCGCCTTGGCCAGACGCTTGTTAACCACATCCTGTACGGCCTGCAGCTCCGTCAGCGTACCGAACGCGCGAATACCCTGGATCTCGTCCGCCTTGATCGCAAAGCGCTGCGGCAGGTGAACGGTATTGAACGGGATCAGCGTGCGCTTGCTACCACCCACCACCAGGCCAGAGGTGCCGCGCTCTCCTGCCGGCACCAGAGCGAGCGTGTCACCGTCTTTCTCGATCTGCACGGTAAGGGTCGCGACACCCTCCTCCTGGAACAGGCCAAGAGCCGCAAGGCGTCCTGGTACGTACTCCTGCTCGTTGATAGCAGCGGTCAGGGCTGCAACGCCGAAAGCGTCGTCTTGGAAAATGGCAATCTCAGCCATGAGGTACTCCAAAAAGTAAGAACCCCGCTCAGGGCGGGGTTAGGATGAAAGAGAGTCGGGTCAGCGCAGGATGATGAAATGCGCTGCCAATGCCTGTTCCGCATCAGCGTCGATGCCGGTCAGCAGGGCCTCACTGACCTCGGCCAGCCGCACCACCGCGCGGCCACGCCGAACGGTTTCGGACTCGCCGAGAGAGGCATAGAGAATGCACACGGCTTTTTCGCTGCCGTCTTCTGCAGCGGGGTCGTAGGCTGTGAATTCGCCACTGGCCGTTACCAGACCAAGCAGTTGGCCAGCGACCAGACCAGGACCAGCAGCGACGTTGATGGCTTCGCGGGAAATCTTTCCTGCTCCCTCGGAAAGCAGGAACTCACCGGCATGCACCGGCTCCTGGCGGATGTTACTCATGGTCGTGCTCCTTTATTGGCGGCCTGCCGGCGGGCAGCCCAGATGCTGGATGGATTGGGTAACTGCGCTTTGACTTTCTCTGGTTCGTCATCGGCCGGCGGCAGGCTGTTGTCGATCTCAAAACCCTTGCCGGAGCTGACCAGCTTCTCGAATAGCCGCGCCCGCACCGCATCAGGCTCCAAGCCGGCCTGCACAAATTCAACGGTTAGCTCTGGCAGCCGAGCGGCTACGCAGAGATCACGGACACCCTTGGCACGCGTCAAGGCAGCCTGCACAGTGGCCTTGTCGGCCAGTTTGGTGGAGGCAATCAAGGGCTCGACCAGGTTGCTGATTCCCGCCTTGGAGCAATACTGGGCGATCATCAAAGCCAGCGCAGTAGAGTCGCCTGGGTCATCGGCTGGCAGGTCAGGGGGTGTTGCCGGCTGGCCACCCGCTGCCTCCGGCTGGTCGGCCAATTGATCCAGCAGCGCCTTGGGCGTCTGGCGGTAGCGCTGCATCGCCGCGCCCTGGCCAAGGCACGCCTTGACCTCGACGCCGCTGCCCACGTCGTCAGCCAGACCCAGCGCGAGGGCTTCCTGGGCAGTCAACCAGGTTTCATCATTGACCATACGGCGCAGCTCAGCATCGGCGATGCCCGGCGCCTTGGCCTTGTAAGCCGCGATGATTGCCTCGAAGGTCTGGTCGAGGACGTCAGCAACCCGGCGCAAGTCCTCGGCATCACCGCTGGTCCAGGTCCACGGGTTGTGCACCATCAGCATCGCATTCGAAGCCATCACCAGACGGTGGGCGCCGCACGCAGCGACGCTCCCTGCGCTGGCCGCCAGAGCATCAACACGCGCGGTACAACGCTCACCCAGCCGATTCAGCGCGTTGTGAATGGCCAAGCCGTCGAACAGATCGCCGCCGATGGTGTTGAACGCCACAACCACCGGGGAAACACCATCATCGATCGCTTTCAGGTCCTGAATGAAATCGTTCGCGGTGATGCCCCAGCCCCCGATCTCACCGTAGATGTAGATCTCTATGGGAGTGGTATCGGCCTTAGCATCGCCCTGCCCCTCAGCCGCCGCGCTGATCTTGTACCAATGCTGGTCTTCGATCTGCTGCCCCGAGGGCGCCTTGTTAAAGATGCGAAACGGCATCAGCTTTTTCATATCTTCCCCTTGTCGCCGGACTCATCAGGGTCATCCTCGACGGCCGGCAAGCTGCTGTAGTTGATGCCCAAAGCCTTCGCCCGGGCGATATCGGCGGCGTTCTCTTCGTCGACCACCTCCGCATCCGTACCGTTACGCAGGCACACCTCACTGCGCGATGCGAAGCCCGCGGCGATCTCCATGCTGCGTGACTGAACATCCTGTACCGGGTGGATGTAGGCCCAGCCCTGCGGTACCCAACGGGTACGCTGGTACTCGCGGCGACGCTGCGCGTAGTCCGGCAGGTCTAGCGCCCCGGCAAGCACGGCCATGTCCAACCAAGCTTTGCGCACCGGCCGACACAATTGATGGACGTACACCTGGAACTGGAGCTGCTCCAACCGACGACGGAACTCGGTCAGTACGACGCGGATCGCGCGGTCATTCACGCCTTGCATGTCGCCGGTCATGAGTTCGTACGGCAGCCCCGAGCCGGCGGCAGCGGCCATCAGCTGCTGCCGTATGAAGTCTGGGTAATTGTTGCCGGCGTCCGGCGGGTCTGAGAACTCGACCTGCTCACCAGGCAACAGCTCCTGCATCGTGCCGGGTTCCAGCCCTACCATTGGGGTGAAGCCGTCCCGGTCGTACCTGACAGGCGCCCCGGTGAGCGGGTCGAGTTGCGGCGGGCCGTCCGGGGTTGGCTTGCGAACGAAGCCGGCAAACAGGTTGGCAACCTCTTGGCGGAACAACACCGCGTCGTCGAAGTTATCCAGGCTACGCAGACGCTTCAGAACCGGCGCCAAGCGCGGTACGCCGCGCAGTTGCCCGGGTTCCAAGGGCTCAAACACATGCAGCATCTGCTCAGCCGGGATCCGCACCAGCTGGTTGTAGCCGACATTGAGAGAGGACTTGTCGCTGGGATGGTTGCGGTAGCACCAATACGCCACGCGCCGGCCCAAGGCGTTGAACTCGATGCCTGCCCGAATGACATTGCCGAAACGGGTAATCTCGAACTTGTCATGGGGGACAAACTCTGGCGATAGGCACTGCAGCTGCAGCGGTACCGCGTAGCCGTCCTCCAGCCGGCGCGGACGCAGACGAATGAAGCACTCGCCCGACTGCTCTACCGTGCGGGCTACCAGCGCCTGCAGGCCATAGAAGTCGGTGAGCTGATCGGCATCAGCCTCATCAACCCAGTCCTCCCACAGCTCTTGCATCACCTTGCGGACCGCCTTGTCGAGCAGCCGAGGGTGCGGCGTGATGCCGGTACCGATCAGGTTGCTGACGCGCTTGTCGATGACATTGGCAGCATAAGGGTCATTGCGCACCGCGCTGCGGGAGCGGGAGCGCAGGTTACGCAAGGCAGGCATAATCAAGCTGTTCACGCCAGTGTCAGGCGCATCCCATCCTGATGAGCGCCGTCCCTCGGCGGCGCCCTCGTAGCTGGCCTTGATCCGCTCGGGCACCAAAATGCCTGAACGACCGAGGGACAGGTAGCGTCCGCTCACAGCCCCTTGCCCCCGTGGTAGATACGGGTCACCCGCGAGCGGGGGCCTGCGGCAGCGGTCAATTCAGTGCGGATAAGGTCACGAGCCTTGATCAGCTCGTCGACCGTCCGGTATTCAACGGTGCGGTCGGTATACCGGACGGTCTTTTCACCACGCGCAATCGCCCGCTCGACAGCGTCGAGGTGTGCCTTTGTGTATGCCATGTCAGCGTCTCTTGAGATAGCCGCTGCTGGAGCTGCGGCGTTGCATGGGTTGGGGTGCGGCTCGTGGAGCCGGCAGTGGTGGCGGATCGTTTCGCTTGACCGGAGCAGGTACAGGAGCCGGCGAATCGATCTCGTCGCCCTGGTCGTCGTCCGGCTCGCTGACCTGGGGCCGGGCTGGCTCCGGTTCGCTTTGCTCGAACAAGTTGGCCTGCGCGAGCGCCTGCCGCAGCTTGTCCCAGTCCTGTTCGCCGTAGCGGTGAAGGCCAAGGAAGTTGGCCATGGCCAGGTTGTAAACCATCAGGTCGAGCGCCTCGTTGCGGTCGGCCTTGCCCTTGACCCACTCAATCCGCTTATAGCCCTTCACGTAGCGAGCGACCTTTCGCTCGGCCACGCACTGCTGGAAAAACTCGTCGGGCAAGTCCTTGGCGAAGTGCAACGCACCAGGACCTTTCTCAAAGCTGTAACGGTTGTAGATCCAATCCTTGGCCGTATCGGTACCGACGATCCAAAGCTCCGCACCATTGCGCTCGGTTTGGCCTTTCCAAGTGACATCCACCTGCGACGGCCGCTGGGCGATTACGGGCCGCCCCGGCTTGCTTGCGCCCTTAAGCGCGAACACGTTGCGCCAACGGCGGACACGGGTGAACTGGTAGACCTCGTGGGTGTGGTGACCGCCGGAGTCAATGCCGGTAGCCAGGATGCCGAGGTTCACGCCGCAGGGATGCCGGTACCGGACTTTCAACCGCTCGTCCAGCAGGGACCAAGTGCGCTCGTCGGCCGGGTCGCCGGGGATCACCTGGTGATCGACCACCCAGCGCTCCATACCAATCCCCCAAGCCATCACCATCAGCTCCAGGCGATTGGCCTGGACATCGACGGAGGCCGTTAAGGCAAGCGCCCCCACGGGCAAGGTTCCAAGAACGTAGTCCTCTTGAATCGCACGGGCCTGAAGCACCTCGGCCTTGGTTTGCTCGACTGCACTGTCCCAGACCTCTGCCAAACGGGTGTTGTAGAACACCTGCATCGGCTCCAAGTCGCCGCGATCCTGGGCGCGCTTTGCCCCCTCGAACTCGCGGGCCAGCATGGTCCAAGAATGCCAACCAAGAGGCGCATAGAGCGCATTAAGGTGGAAGCTCACTGTCTCGCCGTCTCCCTGGGCATGGGCTCGCCACTCACCCTTGGCCAACATCTCTGCCTTGTGATGCTCATCAATCAGCACATCACACTCAGTTCCTTCGCACTGGTAATGCACCGTGCTGAAGTCTGCCGAGTAAAGCAGGCGCTCCCACTTCAAGATCTGCATATGCCCACAGGTGGGACATGGCACGTAGTAGTGCCGCTGATCCCCCATCATGAAGAGGTCATCGATCCGCGAGGCCCCCTTGATGAGCGGGGAACTGGAGAAATAGAACTTTGCGTTACGGCCGAAGGTACTGCCGCGCGCTTCGGCCAGCTTGATGCCATCGCCCTCTTGGTCTACGTCAACGTCCCAGCGGTCAACCTCATCGCCGTAGATGTACCGCGCCGACAGCTCAGACAGGTTCGCCGCCGAGCCAGCGGTGGTGGCGTACAACGTGCCACCCTCGAACTCTTTGGTGTCCATGGTGTTGCGGGCATCCCTGGAGCGGTTAGCTGCCACGCGCGCCTTGAGTTCGGGCGTTGCGTCGATTGTCTTGCCGATACGGGACGACACGCGCTTGGCCAGCCCCAGGCTGGGCAGCAGTGTCAGGATGTTGGATGGGGCCATGTGAATCAGGGCGCCTATCCAGTTTAGGGCGATCTGCGTTTTCATCAGTTGCGAGGCGACCTTGGTCACCACCCGTTTGCACGGGTGCGCGGGAGAAAGGCAGCGCATTGGTTCACGTGCGTAGGGTGTGCGCGCGGTGCGGTATTTGCCGGGTTCGGCGGCGCCGGTGTCACGCGGGATCCGCATGTACTCGTCCGCCCATTCATCAACCCACAGTTCGGGGTCAGGCGTCAGCCCTCGGCAATACGCTTCGCGGTACACCTCGGCACCGTCTGCGTATCCGGTGGGCATAGGCTCAGCTCTTTGTGATGGCTAGGTTGAGGTCGGCATCGCTCATCTTGCTGACCTCGGTTAGAACGCGGCGGAAGGCGCTCGCGAGATGCTTTTCGATCTCCCACGGATCACTCATACCGACCAGCTCGGCGGCGAGCTGCGGGGCGAGCCCAAATAACTGGTCGCGCAGCATCCGGCCTGCCGTGTAGGCAGCATCTTCCACCGCTTTTCGCTCGACCAGATTGCCTTGAACTTTGTTGAACTCAGCCTCGGCCAACTGGGCGAGGTAGTACTCGCGGTGCGCCTTCGCCTTCTGGAAATTGTGAGCCCCGCCAGGTGCTGGATCCGGCTGCAACACCGCTCGTGGGCCGAGGCCGGGCTGGAGCTGGCTTCGGACATCCCGCTCAACGCGGTTTTCTTCATGTCGGGCAGCCACAGCTGCCTTGCTCGGATCGGCGGACTCAGTCAGCAGCAGCTCAGTGGCTTCGACGTCGACCTTGCCGTCGTCGGTCAGCACCAGCCGTTCCTGCTTGGTCAGTTTAGAGACATAGGATTTCGACCATCCGTGACGGGCAGCGAACTCCGATTTCGTCAGGTACGTCATGTCGAAAAGTCCAGTTCACCCAATGAATTCAGGGGGTTAACCAGTTCACCGCAGTTCACTAAGCTGGTGAACCTCCCGCTAACAAAAAGCCGCGGGTTTCCTGCCCCGTACCCCGGCCAGATCACCAGGGTCCCCGGCCCCGCCGGGGCTGGCGGTCGGATCACTGACCAGGTTCACCGCTCCGGGGCTGGACATCGCAGACGCCCAGACGCTTGGCGACCCAGCGCTTGTACAAGCCGATGGCGACATCCGCACCAGCAGTAGCGGTGAGGCAACCAATGGCGCTTGCCGACCACATGGACATACCGGCCGAGTACAGCAGCATGATGGTCGACAGCCCGCATACGACACAGGCGCCTGAGCGCAGCAGCACCTGACGGAAAATGAACCAGCCGCTAACGCCGGCCATGTCGGCCCGCCACATCTCGCCTGAGACGCCGCCCACCAAGGACAGGAAGATCACCAACCAAATTGGCATCTCAACTAACGCTTGCTGCTCGCTGTTCATCGAATCCCCCAAATGCAAAAACCCCGGCACCAAGGCCGGGGTTTTCAGTGTTTGGCGGGCCGCTTTGTGCGCCCGCACGTCTCGAAGATGGATACATTTTGCAGGCCGAGTTTCCTGGCAGCAAGAGGGTTTTAATGCCACCCGGCAATAAGGGGTAAACGTCTAGGGAATGTCTGGCGAATCTCGGGGGAATACACCTTCCCGGCTTAGCTTTACTTTGGTGCTGCCCCATAGGTCCCAAAGGGGGAGGCGATAGTGGGACCTGTGGAACCCCCGAAAATTAAGGGCTGTCCCACTGTCTAACTGTTATTAACCTTTTCCCGTGTAAAGAGAAATATTAAAAGCACGCTGCGCGCAACGCGCGCGTAACGCGTTGCATGCGCCCTATGTGCGCGCCTTCGTGTGAGCAGTGGGACGGTGGGACAGCCCGCGAACTGCGCGGGCTGGGGCTGGGCTAACCTGCGAAAAACACGGCAGGACCGCAGCGGGACGGTAGGACCAAAGGTGGCGGATCATGCAGCCTTCTTCCCTTTCAAAAACCCCTGGATAGCCACATGGGCTTGGTGCAGGCGCTCATAGTACGTCTTCCTACTGCACCTGCAATACGCCATTTTCTGCTCGAGCAGGCTGTCCTGATTGCAGTAGTGCTCTTTCACAATGACGTACAACTGAGGGGCCAGATGTTTGTTCACGATGATCTCGATGTCCGCAGACTCATCAAGCAGTACCCGACTTCCTCTGGTACCTCGGATCAGATCACCCCGGCAGTCCATGAGGAGCCCGAGCATGCTACCACCACCCGAACCACCACCGTGAACATCTGGCGTGTGCAGCTCTTGCGCCCACAGCTTCAGCATCTCATCGATATGCTTGATCAAAAGCAGTCCTCCTTCGGCGCTGGCGGTTGTTGCTCCAGGGCGCTGGTGCGGCCCCAGCCCTCGGGCTTCTGGTACGCCCAGGGCCGCTTGCCACTCTTCGGAAGCGCGGCGAGCCGTCGACGCCGCCAACCCAAGCGGTGCATGATCGACCCCACACGCATCTGCTCAGGCTTGCCCCAATGGCCGGGGTCCAGGTTGAGCGCCTGACCCAACACCTCGCTCCCGGTGACCGTCTCCCCGGCCTGCGATTCCTCCAGCCATTTGAGGATCGGTCCTTCCCATTCATCCACCACGAAGCGCTCTTCCTGCTCTGTAGTGAACAGTTCTTCCTCTTCGCGGGTGACCCACCAGATGTCACCGGCCTGGTAGCAGAACATGGCCTCGGCCCACAGCTGGTCACGGACCCGGCGCAACGCCTCCAGGTCGACCTTGACGCAGGCGACCGGCCAATAACGCCGGTTACCGGTGGCGTCCTTGAGGTATTCATCTTGGTTGGTGGTGCCCGCGAAAACACACTGGCGTGGCACGTCGCTCGTTCTTCGCCCATAGCTTTCGCGGTAGGTGTCGATGGAGGCCGAGAAGAACTGCTTGGCCTTGGTGCTCTCAGCCTTGTTGAAGCTGTCCAGTTCGCCCAGCTCGACGATCCATTTGCCCCGGATCGCCTGGAACGCATCCTTGTCGCCCAAGGTAAACGGCGTGTCCATGAACCATTCGCCACCAAGGATGCCCAGCGCTGTGGACTTACCCGCGCCCTGCGCACCCTCGAGGATCATCACCGCATCCGCCTTGCAACCGGGCTTCATCACTCGGGCCACCGCCGAGATCATCCAGCGCTTACCGACCTTGGCGCTGTACTCATTGCGGGGCACACCGAAGATTTCATGCAGCCAGCGCTCAAGGCGTGGCACGCGATCCCATTCCAGCTTGGCCAGGTAGGTGCAGACCGGATGGAAGGCGTTGTCGTGCGCCACAACACTGACAGCCTCGACCACATGCGAGGCCTTGACGCGGAGGCCCTGCTGGGCAAGCCACTTCATTACACGCATGTCGTCGATGTCGCTCCACTCCCCCGGCACGCCACCATAGGGCGCCGCCCGGCGGCGCATGATCTTCGAGCTGAAGGCGTTGTAGCCGATCACCCCGCTCCACCGTTCATCGTTGGCCAGGATCAGCTCGACGTTCTGCATGTGCGCGATCAGGGCACCGCTCTCGGTCCTGGCCAGCATGTCCTTCCAGCCACCGGTAGCCGGTGGCTTGATCACCGCCGTGACTTGCCGGCGAACCGCCTCGAGACCTTCCGCGCAGTGCAGGTCGTTGAAGTCAGTCCACTTGACCTCGCGGTCGCCCGAAAAGATCGGGCCTACCACCTGGCCGCCGACCACCACAGCCGCGTTATTGGCCTTTTCCTCACCCGGGTTCCAGGGCTCGCCCGTTGGCCGCTTGGTCTTCCAGTCGTCATCCCGGCAGATGATGATGGACCGGCCAGGGAAGCGCTCACGCATGTGCTTGGCTACCGCCATCAGGTTGCCCGCATCGAATGCGATAGCGACTGCTTGGGAGGTTGCCATGTGCAGGCTAGCGCCGGTGGCGTAACCCTCACACACTAGTACAGGCTCCCCTGGCTCAGGATGGCCACCGATCATGTGGAACGCACCATCCTTGGCCATGCCGTGCGGCCAGTAGGACTTGTCGCGCCCAGTATCCTCTTGGACAGCCGGGAAAATCACCTGCAAGCCGACAATGGCGCCCTGAGCATTCTGCATCGGGACGAGTACCGCGCCAGACTTGGGTGCGTAACGAACGCCAAAGCCGACCACCTGCTTTCGATCAAGGTAAGCACTACGCCCCTTCTCAGGCATACGCTTGAACAGAGCTTCCGCCCGCTTGGCTGCACGGCGCGCAGCGTTGGCCGCGATCTCTGCAGCACGTCGTTTGGCATCGGCCTGCCGGGCGCGCATCACCTCACGCTCTTCCGGGGTTAGCCCTCGACCATCAGTCTTCACCTTCTGCGTTTCGCCTAGGCGCCAATCACCAAAGCTGCCGAAGATCAGAGTTTGTCCCTTCTCGGCCAAATGCTCATGCAGGACATACCAGCCATTCTTCTCCTTACCCTTGTCGTCCTTTGTGCGGCAGCGAGTCAGCTTGCCGAAGATCAAGGGCTGATCAGGCTGCAGGCCATAGTCGAGCAACTGGTCTAGTACCTTATCCAGCATAGCGAGCCCCCTTCTTCTCGAAGTGCCCCTGGCACTCGATACAGCGCTGGCAGCCTTTAGCAGCTAACCGGCGCGGCTCCGGAATGGGGTCACCACATCCAAGGCACTCTTCGAGTGAATCACTCGCGGGCGCAGGCGCACGAGCAGACAGAACCAGATCCAGGTGCCACTGGGCGCGATCATTCGCCAGGTCAGCAATGTCAGCCACGGCGAGCCCCCCGAGTAGTCTGGTTGACGTATTCGGCCCGGCGATACATGCCCAATAAGCCCTGAATCCCTCGGAACACCTGGTGCTGAATCTCGGCAAGTTCCTGATCGTCGACCTTCCCGTCACCGATGCTCCGAGCCCAGGTTTCGGACAGATCGGCAACCTGCCGGAAGAAAGCGGCAAGGCCCATCGTCAGAGTTTCAGGAATGTCATGGGTGTATACGTCAGACAGCTCTTGCCAGATGGTGTCGCCAACAAGGGCGTGAATCGAGTCAAGGATGCGCGGGTCCCTGGTCAGTTCCAAGATCTCACAGAATTCTTGAACGTTGACGATATGGGTGGGGTGGGTGGGAGACAGTTTGTGCTGGAGCGTGGTGGCATTACGACCGGTGGTGGCGGCAATGGCGGCAGCACCGCCTGTGTAGTCCCGCACAGCGTGGTACAGCGCGAGTTCGAGAGGCAGCACTTCGCGCTTGGCGCGCTCGGTGCAACTCATTGCAATTCGGCTCATGGCGTGGTCCTTTTCGGTAGCCAGTGCCTGCGGCATACAGTGGTGGTGCATGCGCCGCATAGCGGTTGAGAGAGTAAATAGCGGGTCGCGGAGGCTGTTACGGCCTCAGGCCGGGGCGTCTATCCATCGACTGCCCCAAGCGAAACAGCCACCTCCCGTGGTGAAGGAGGTGACACCCAGGCTCCCTGCCTGGGCGGTGCGATCAAGGCAAACGGACCTATGTGGTGTGCCCGCTTACCTATCACGCAGCCCGGCAGCATCGTGGTGCTACTGCTGGGCTTTGGAGGCGATCACTCGCCTCCGTTGTGGCACATGGCATTACACCTTGAAGGCTGCCAGTGCCAGCGACGAGGGGTGGTGTTACACTCGCCGCGTGTCTTGAGAGAGTCACTACCGGTACTGTCCATGGACTCTTCCGGTAACGCCGCCCCTCTGTGGTGGAGAAGCGGCTCCTGGCATCCGTGCCAGGCATTACGTGGTCAAGGACAGTTGTCTCGTGGTGTGCGCCACGTCCTTGAATGCGGCCCGGTAGCACTGTGGTGGTACTACTGGGGGAAACGAGGCGACCTTCGGGTCGCCTTTTTTCTAAGCAGCATCATGAGTAGGAATTGCCTCAGGAGCCGGAAAAACATCAGGTAGATCCGGACGCAATTGATGCGGCAAAAGAACTTCGGACAGGGCTTTCGAAAGCAAACGCACCTGAGCCACCGGAACACCCCGCCGGCGCCAATTGAAGAGCCGCTGAGGGCTTACCTGACATTCGCGCGCAAGCTGGGAAGGGGTTTTGCCCGCCTCTTTGGCCGCTCGCAAAATCAATTCGAAGACCTGATCAGGCGTATTCATACCGTTACCAATACAAACAATGTGAGTGACATAAGCAAACATTACGTTTGTTATCATCCGAATGCAAGCCCTGTAACATCCTGTTTATGAACAAACACTCAAACACCTTAAAAGGCCAGCGGTTCCGGGAGGCCCTGAAGGACTCAGGACTGTCAGGCGCCGAGCTTGCTCGTCTCCTAGACCTGGAAAATGAACAGAACATCACCAACTGGAAAGCCAGAGGCGTTCCCGCATACATGGTGGGCCAGGTGGCAGCGACCCTGGTTGTTGAACGGGAGTGGCTGGAAGGCAAGGATGTGGTCATGCGCACCGACAGCACGGAGCGCAATCCCACTCGCCCAGCCGCTAATGACGCCCAGCTTTATGTCCTAGAGCCAATGGCCCCGTGGGACTCTGACACCCCACTAGACGATGATGAGGTTGAGTTGAGGCTGTACAAGGAAGTCGAGCTATCTTCCGGCCCTGGCATGGTTGCCCGCACGGAAGTCCAAGAGGTATCCGGACCAAAGCTTCGGTTTTCGAGAGCCACAATGCGAACATGCGGGGTGGATCCATGCAATGCCGTCTTCGCCACCAACAGCGGCAACAGTAACCATCCCCTCATCCTGTCCGGCGCCACGGTGGGGATTGATAAAGGCATGACACGCATCATCGACGGGGAAATCTATGCGATTGACCACGACGGGCACTTTCGCATCAAATTCTTGCAGCGGCTGCCCAACGGCATTCGCATGCGAAGCTTCAACTCGGCAGAGTACGCAGATGAGGACTATGACTTCGATGAAATCCTCGCCCAGCGCATCGTTATTCTAGGCCGGATATTCTGGTGGTCATCGATTCGCCCCCTCAAGGGACCATCACTCATCTAACCAAACAAAATGTGTTGACCAAAAAGCAAACATAACGTTTACTTGCCTCACTCTTTCACCACAGAGTGAGGCAATACCATGCACACCACCGCATCACTACACGTACATCCGGCCGCCGCATCCACCGATCTGATCTTCAAAATCCGCCGCTTGGCTAAGCAACACGGCTGCACGTTCGCCACCACCAAACGCCCGACAGTAGCCACCGCACCCCGCCCTATAAATCCTTACGATGGAGGGCACGCGGCGTGAACCACCCAATCCATCGCACCTTTGAAAACCACAACATCCGCCTGCTGTTGATCGACGGCAAACCGTGGTTCGTGGCAGCTGATACTTGCGACGCGCTGGCCATTATCAATACCGCTCGTGCCTTGAGCCGCCTTGATGATGACGAAAAGGGTATTCACAGTATGAACACCCCTGGCGGGCCCCAAAACCTGGGCATCATCAATGAGTCCGGCCTGTTCTCGTTGATCCTCACCAGCCGCAAGCCAGAAGCCAAGCGTTTCAAGAAATGGGTTACTAGCGAAGTGCTGCCGAGCCTCCGCAAACATGGCTCGTACTCCATTACCGGCACCACCTACGTACAGCCACCGGCGCCCATGGCCGACCACATCGAAGCCGACCGCATCGTCAGCGCAGGCCGTGTCTTCAATGCTATGTTCCGCACCGGCCGGAGCATCGGCATGAACCGCCGCATGGCAGCGTCCCGCGCCAACCAAGCCACTCATCGCTCCACCGGGGTCGACCTGGTTGCCGAGCTGGGCGCTAGCGACTGGATAGACAGTGCCGATACTCCTACGCCGAATCGCCGCCAGTACCAGCTTCAGCAACAGCTCCGCACTCACCTAGCCGAAAATGACTGGCCCCTAATGGTGACCGGACCAAGCCTGATTGAGGCGCTCGGACTGACTGAAGACCGCGCCAACCAGATGGCAGTTGGTCAGTGCCTGCCCCTGCTCGGTTATCGCCGCGTCCGCCTGCCAGCCAGCACACCAAATGGCATCCGCCCGTGGGGCTACGCCCTGCAGCAAAACGTCGCCTTCGAGGAGCTGTCCGCATGAGCTTCGCACTTAGCCACAACGCTTTTGTCTGCCTCAAGGCGCAGACCAACCTGACTGGGCAATTCACCCACATCCTTCGCGACGAGTCGAACGGCGCACGCGCCAAGGCAACGTTACAGACCGAGGTGTATCTCGACCAGGTCAACGTGGTAATCCGAATGGGCTCGACGGTGAACAACCTAACCTTGCCAGCGAACAACCTCGCCAGCGCGAGAAAGGTCGCGGCGCACCTCGAAGCCATCGCCAACGGCAAGCTGGATACAGCCGACATGCCACAGATCGAGTCCGTGCTCGCTGACGTGGCTTAGGAGGTGAATGTGGAGCGCACACTTGCACAAACCGCGAAGCATTTCGGTATTAGCCGCAACGAGCTGATTCGCCGAATGCGTGAAAGCGAGCTGTTGAACGAACGCAATCTACCCCGTTACCCCACTCGCGACCGCCAATACCTGCGGACAAAAGAGGGGAGCTGGTTTCATCCAGAGGCCGGGATGCAGTACAGCGAGTCGACCCGGGTGAAGCAGACCGGGATCCCCTGGCTAGCGGAACGGCTCAATCTGCAACTTCCGACACCACCAGAAGATAAGCGACATGCGGCCTAGGGAGTATGCGAATCAGATCATGCAGCTCAAGACCCGCGCAGAGCGCAACGCTGCGCTTCAGCAGGTACCAAAAGAGCTGCAGGACCTGGTCCGCAAACACTGCGAAATCACCTGGAACCATCCGTCACGCCACAAGCTCAGGGAGAGCCCGACGCCTGATGAGCAATACAAACCAAATCGCGCTGCGCCTGCCGCACGCACCTGATGCAACCACTGTGGAGCTGCTGTACCGGACCTTTGGCGATGTGCTCATTCCACTCGACAAGGTGCGTGTGCAGTACTTCCGCAACCTCAACGAAGACACCTTTGCCGAGCAACTGAAGGTAGGACGGATCTGCTTGCCCATCACCACTCTGGACAACAGTCAGAAAGCCCTGAAGTTCGCCCACATCCGCCATATCGCCGCTCTGATCGATAGCAGGGCTTACCTGGCGGACGAAAAGCAATCTCGACAACCTGAGCAAGAAAAGCAGTAACACCCCAGCGAGGGCCGCCACCACCGGCCCGCACACCACAAGGAGTTAGACCCATGACCAGCCAACAGGTCATAGCCCTCATCGTTATCAGTGCGTTCATAGTCGGATTGTATGCCTACGCCTATTTCCTTGGCCGAAAAGCAGGTCGCGCCCACCACCAACGCGGCTTGCTTTTTGATCTCCTGCCGAGCGATGCCAGTCGCACCGCCATCATGGGGATACCACCACAGGGTTCGACCCCGGAGGGAAGCGGGCACGCGAGAGCACAGGAATCAATCGAAGCCACTCCCGCTTCGCTCCGCGAAGTTCGTGTTGTCGACGCGCAAAAAACAGAAAGTCTCTGCTGCGAAGCAGCAGGCATTATTCCCCCTTTCAGCAACCCCACCGAGGGACTGATACCCCACGACAAGCTGCGCGAGGCAGCGCCCGCTGATGCAACGCTAATCGCTAAAAATCGCCCGCACGCGCAGCCTGCCATGGGGTATACGCACCCTTCCGCCGCCAGCTGCATTGGGGCCGCGATCGAAGCGATACTGGCCGAGCAGAACGGTACGTACGCCACCTCCGAGCAGATGGCACAGGCAATTGAAGCCGCACTGAAGCAAGCCGGGTTCATGATGCCTGCTGATCAGTCCTACCAGAGCATGCCGGTGACAAGATCGGACTATGACCTGCTGATGAATGCGGCCGAGACATTGCGCCTGGCCGAGAAGACTTGGAAAGCCCTCCCAGGCACCGAACCAGGCCGGAAACGAGCCATGCAGCAACAGCAGGATATCTTGGCACTCGCAATTCGCGTGCACGTCCAACTGCGAAAAACTTCGGCGAGCGTCGACAGTGTGGAGGCAGCATGAGCCGCATTCAACGCATCATTTTCAACGAGATGTCGCTGGAACATGCACTTTCCGCCGTTTGCGGGCTTCACAACATGAGCACTGATCTGATCGCTGGAGATGTATTCCGGCAATTGTCGGAACTGGCTACCTATCAACTGACCCCAGTGACAGTTTGGTGCGGCCAAGGCGGTTTGTACCAATCCAAGATGGAGGCTGTTGGAAACGGCGAGCAACGGATCGAATCGGCCATTCTGATCGACGAATCGGATCTCGCGGGACTTGCCGTCGACAGCGTCGAGGTTGCTCGGCTGGCGGAGGAAAATCTGCAGCACCGCAACCTTCAGATCAAGGCCGACGATCTGATCAAGTCCCTCCGCGCCCAGCTGGCTGAGTGTGATGGGCTACTACGCGATTGCTTCACCGCCATGCTGAAAGGTGGTTACTCGAAGCCCTTGCGCGAGCGCATCAAAACCGCGTTATCCGGCGAGGCACACCATGACTGAGCGCATCCGCCCACCCATGGCCTCACACAGCCTCGACCTGCCCGCCATCTGTGATGTCTGCGGTAAAGGCAGATCGACACGACGACACACGAAGTGCAGCCAGATCCGCCAACAGCGGGAAGGCGACAAGTGGGCAGCCTACATGGCCAACGTGGCCGCTAAACGCGCATTGGGTAAACGGGCCATCGCCCGCCGGGGAGATATTGAATGAAGACAGTAGTACCTAACCCAAAACTGGCGGGTGCAAAGCTATCAGCGACAATCAGCACTGGCTTCACCGCCAAGAGCGAGTCAGGCGCCCCCGCCCAGTTGGCGATCATTGATGAGTACGGCAACATCCTTGCAGCCGGACAAGACGTGGCATGGGCGGCCTGGCGCGTATGTGTGGAGGTACAGGAAAACTTCTGGGAGGGACAAGGGCACCTGGTGGTCCACACTAGCCCACCTGGCCTCCCACTGGACAACAAAAAGTCAGCTTAAAGATTCAACCTGGGCGGTCGATACCGGCCGCCCACTTTCCAGACTTCCTCTCGACCCTAAGCCATCGGCGCTGCCCCGCCTTGGAAATCAGCAGGACATCGATGTACCAAGCCCTGCGCCCCTCTGGCAATACACCACGCATGTAAACCACGATGCGCTCGAAAGTATCGATCATCAATTGCCGAACCTTATCCCGCGCCTCGACCTCCTGCGCCTCAACTCCGGCGGTTAGATCCGACCATAGCCTTGCATCTGCTGGCCTCTGCCTGGAGGCGATGCCGGCTAGCTCTCGTTCAGCCTGGAGCAGCTTTGCTTTAGCCTTAGTCAGCTGCTCTTCGAGATCACGGGCTTTACGCAGGAACGTAATCGGCAGAACGCCATCACCCTCCCCCAATGCCAACGCTTCAGTAAGCCGGCCGAGCTGGGCTTCGAGATCAGCCACCTGCTTTCGCGAGCTCATAACCCCTTGCTGTAGGTCGCCACTCGGTCCTGCTGGCTGCTGTAAACGCAGCAGGTTCATCTGATCTGAGCAAAACGACATAACAGCCCGTTCGACAGGTGCAACGCTACAACTTCCGCCCACATCGCACCCACCTTTGTTCATGTAGGACATGCACATGATACGCCTATGCCCATCCGTCAAAGTCCCATCAGGTCGAACCTTATGCATCACATTCTGCGCGGTCATTGCCGTGCCGCAGTAGCCACAGTAGGTAATACCGATACCAGTCACTATCCCAGGAATGGCTCCCTTCCCTCGCCGACGACTTCGCTGACCTCGCAATAGCTGTAATTCCTCAAACTCAACATCCGAGAGTAACCGAGGATAATAGTCCTCCAGCAGGTAATCTTCACCGTCAACACAGATATGCTTCGCACCTTTCAAAGCCACTAACTTGATCAGGCGATAAATCTGCTGTGGAGAGATCCCGAGATAAGATGTATCGAAGCCCCGTTCCTGGATCATACTGAAGGCTCGATCAGCGCCATATCCTTCGCGATACTTCTCGATGGCAAATCGCACAACTTCGGTACGTTCAGGAATCAACTCCCAGCGACCGTCGACGAAGCGGACCCAGCGAGGGTCGCTGCCATTGCGGATCAAACCACGGTAGTGTCCAGCGATCCAGTCTTCACACAAGCGCTTGATTGAGGCCTTCACGCGCTTACTTTTGGTGTCGCTCTCTTCATGAGCCCGGATCATGACCAGAAGGCTATAGACCAGGTCCATTGGCTGCGCCTTCAACCTTTCCCTGTTGTACTCACGGCCGTCACTCGCGGTGACCACGGTAATGCCCGCATTGATGATCTGGGCCAACTGCGCTTGCGCTTGTATTGGTTCTGCCCGGCTGAGACGGTCCAGGCCCTCAACGACCAATACAGAGCCGGCCGGGATACGCCCCTCATCAACAGCCTGCAGGAAGACGCCCAAGGCGCCCTGTTTTATGTGCCGCTGGTGAAAGGCGGAGAGGCCCTCATCCCTCAAGGAAAGCGACTGGTCTAGTGTGAGACCCCTTGCCGCAGCCCATGACTTCGCATACTCAGCCTGCCTGTCCGCACTGTTTCCTGCCGCTTGGCGCGGGTCAGAGAACCGCAGATAGCTGTAGACCAATCCTTGAGACGCTTGCAT